CAACGCTTGTAGTGCATGATCCACCTTTTTTCTTTCTGATAGGCCACCATTCAATAATCAAATCAGAATATTGTTTTAAGTCATCAGGTATTAAATCAGCAGTGATTGTATAAAAGCTAAAAGGATCATTCACAGTTGTAATCTGTTTCTTCCTTGATTTAAGTTTCATAGCTTTTCTAATTAAGTTTCTGACAACAGCAGATACTTTCTGTTCTTCATCAACTTGTGATTCAAGCCAGGTTTTCATTTCTGGCTCTAAATACAACGTAACTTTCTCTTTTGGCATAAGTTTATGTCTTTGTATGTAAGTGTATATTGGAATATTTCTACTGTCAAGAAAATTTTTTTCTCTATATCCTATAAATAGTATTTATATATTATATATATAATATTATTATTAATATATATATTTCTTATATAAATATTTATTTACTTAGTTATATATTCTTTTTCTTTTGCTTCTTTTCTTTTTCTTTGAGAGGCCATTCATGTATATTTTTTGCCATTCATACTTGTAAAATATCGTTATGCTAGTATTATAATATAAGTTTGCTATTTATTATGTCTGAAAATGCTACCGAAAATAAAAATTTAAAAAGAATTAGTGTTTCTGTTGATGAGGATGAATATGCACAATTAAAAGACCTATCAAGAGCAGGACTCTCAATAGGTTTTTTAATCAGAGAAGCTATACATGATTTTTTAGATAAAACTAAAAAATAATTAAAGTTTAGAATGTCTACCTTTTTCTATTAACCAATCAAATTTATTTACCATCTTTTTACAATTTTGACATTGTAAAGCTGACCAAGATAGATGATAAATCTGACCTAATTCATTACATCTGGGACATTTTATAGTTGCTCCAGAGTATCTTTTACATCTGGAATAACGTGTTACGGGTACAAATTCAATCATTTTTTAATTCCTCGAATAGTGCATCAACTTCTTCTGCACATTCTCCACACCTCCAACCTTCATATTCATCTGTATAAACTGCATATCTATTAAAACCTCTACCACTTCCAAGATGGCAAGATTTACCACAATCTACACAAATTCCAGAATCAAATAAATTTTTCATAATCCATCATGCCATTTAGTTCCAAAACTACTCATCATTTCATCATCAGTAGGTTCATAATCTTTATAAGGTGATGGATTTTCATACATATCTGAATTTTCTTTCCACCAATCATCTATTAAACTTTTATCATTTATCAAGCTATAACCTTCATCTGATTCTAAACAAATATCAGCATAATATTCGATAAAATCATTTAAAAATTCTGGTAATAAATTAAATTCTTCAGCTATTTCTTTAGCTTTATCTTCACAATGTTCATAAAATTGTTCAGATAAATACTCTTCATCATTTTGAGACATAATTTCATCTGGTAATGGGTTTTCAATCATTTTTTTATCCATAATTAATTTCTATAGGACTATTAGATTTAAAAATAAAATCTATATAAACTTCTTTATTACTATCTACGTCATAACCTAATTCTTCTAAACATTCTTTTGTAAATTTTTCTTCTAAAAAATCATTAGTTAATTCTTTATCAGAATATGTAAATTGCCATCCTGATTCTTCATCACAGGCATGACCAATAACTAAATAATAATTACCAGTTTTAGTCCAATTTAAATCACTCATATCTATCCTCCCAATTACATTTATTCAAAGTTTCATCTTCAAATTCTTCTTCATCTATCTCTTCAGTATCTGAATACTCCCAATCTCCATCATCAGAGGAAAAAGATCCACCATCAAATTTTCTAAAGTTACGATGAATATCATCTTCATTGATATCATCTGGTGTTTTGATTAATAAACTATGCATCGACATTGACGATACAGTTAATTTAAAATACTTAGACATAATTTTTCGTTACCGAATTTTCGTATTTGGAAAGTACTGGACTTACATAATCTGTGGCTCATTACGTTTAATGAGAATTGCATGCTCGCACAAATTAATGCCAGTAAATTATTCAACTTTTTTTAAATAATTATTATGTAATCTATCTTGTAATTTATATATCTCATCTAATAACTCTGGATCTTCACTTTGTTTACTTTCAAACTTCTTTAATTGCTTTTCATATCTGTTATAAGTCCAGTAATACATTTGAATCTTAGCATTTCTTTTATGATCATAAAGACTTAAAACTTTCTCTTTATTTTCTTTTTCCCATTCTTTAATATCCTGATCTTTTATAATATCTTTCCACCATTCGTAGGGAGTAGTTGGATTAACTAAACCTTTAAATTCTTGTTTAATTTTATCCATTATGTAATCTCTAGGTTTACCTTCTCTTATCAACTCTTTTATTCTTTCAACTATCTCTTCTTTATGAGGATTATTATTTGCCATTATTCAACCTCCTCTAAAATTACTTTAAGTTCAAATAATGGTTCATTAACTTCCATTAATTCTTCTCCAAAACTTGAATCTCCCCAATCTAATGATCTCTCAACTATTGATTCACATTTTTTATCAATAAACTCTTTAATTTCATCAAATTGAATATCATTTAGTTTTATTATTTTCATTCTTCTCCCTCCTCCCATTTAAGTGCATTATCAGAAAATTCTTGAATCTTCTCTATCACTTCATCTAAATCATATCCACGTTCAATAGCATCTTCTCCAAAAGCTATTTCTGCTATTTCATTAATAAATCTTTCTCTATCTTTTTCAATAGTCCAAGCCTTATCAACAGGCATTTCTTTGTACATTTGTTTATATTTATAGTTCATTAATGAATATCCTCAAAAAAAGTTAAACAATTTTCTAATGTAATATCATCTAATCTTTTAATGACATTATCTTTATATAAATCTCCAGAACTTGCTAAGTGATTAATTAATCTAATAATTACTACTTGATGCTCTGGTAATAACTCTGAAATTCTGCAAGGAATTTTTATAGTATGTTCGTTCATAGCTTTATTTAGTATCTTTGTTGATTGCCTTTAATAGATCCATAAAAAATGGACTAGGTGTAATTGTGAAAGAATCTCCGTTCTCTTCTACTTCGGCTTTAAAGTAGTTAGGATTATTTTTTCTTTCTTCTTTAATTAATCTTTCAAATTCAAGAGAATCAAATTCTTTTTTTTGTTTTTTCATTTTTTTTAATATAATTATGTACATACATTCATGTCGAGGATAAAGCAATTCATTCATGATTATTCAGAATTTAGTCAATCTGAGATTCAAGCATTCATTCATTCAACCCATTCAAGCCAAAAAGTAAAAAAAACAAATTTTGATTTCTTATTTCAATTTTTGCTTTTTTACTTTTTAAAAATTAAATAAATTATTTTAAATTTTTAAAGTATCCCTTTTTTTGTGTTCCATGTATCAATAAGGCAAAAGGATCAGGTTTAAAACAACTTGAGTCATCTTTATCTATTTTGTACGGCTTGCCTATATGTTCAATACCTTTTTTTATTGCTTCAGCTTCACTATTAACAACTATCGCCCATCTTTTAAAATATCCTTTATGTATTAAGTCATCACGTTTACCACCGAATGAAGCAGTTAAAAAGAAATTATCTGGAATAGATACATTAATTCCAAACAAGTGCAAAGACTTTGAATAACAATAAAATTTAAGATGTTTATTAAGTCTAGCTACTGCTAACCAAGTTCTTAAATATTCACCCGAAAAAAAATCTCCACTTGAATGAATTCTAACTTTATTTATATTTTTATTTATATGCTTTTCAATTGATTTATTAATTAAGTCAATTGTATTTGATTTAATTCCATTATCATTCTTTAATGATTTTAAAATTAAATCATGATTATATTTTCTAGCTTTATATACGTTAGGATATTGATTTTCTTGGCTTGCTGCATAGCATCTAAAAATATTATTTTCGCCATCTTTAATTGAAGTCTTACCATTATCATTCATAACAACATAAGACTTGCATTCATGAGCCATCGGACAAGTACGTCCACTTGGTAAGTCAAAAATTAAAGTCTTTTTTAATTTTTTATTACCTTTTGACATTTTTAAAAGTTCATTCATGATCTTTTTAAATAAGTTGGAAGGTTAAAAGTATTTGAAAAAATACTTTTATTTAAGGATGTTTTAAACATCCCTAAATGAAAGTATTAATAATTTTTTAAATTTTCTAAAATATTATTAATTTGATCTTCTTTTAAAATTTCTACAATATCATCTAAAATATTATAAAAATTTTTATTATTACTTTCATAGTGCTTACATAATGCACTATATAAAGTAACTTTTATGTCTTTATAAATCATTTTTTTAATCTCTTTAAAATTCTTTTATTCTTCTTATTTCAAATAATTCTTTAAATATCATATCCTCGGTCTCAATATCAGCAAATCCATTTTTAACTACTGATTTTAAATAATCAGTACTTGCCTTTTGTATTTTTTCTTGAGTTAGTTTCATTTTTTTAAATCTCCTATTTTTATATTTGTAATTTTTCTATGCTGATCATATCGAACATTAAAAGAGCTAATATTTAGCTCTTTAAATTGTTGTTTGTTGATAGCTCTTAAACTGGTAGATTCTAGAAAATCCTTATTATTGTTTAAATCTTCAATAATAAGTTTTTTACTTTTGTAATCTCTTCCATATGCTGGTAATAAAGTTAAATAGTTCATTTGTTCATTAACTCCTTTAATGATGTACTTTCAAAACATATGTCTCTCTCTACTGGTAACCCAAAAGGTGGGAATCTTAAAGACTCAAGTTCAGTTAATGAAAAATAACCTAGTTCATTTTCTAATCCTTCAACATAACCGAAGCATTCTTTAGTATCTGGGTTAAATTCACTAATAAACCAGCTCCAAGAACTACCGCCAAATAACTTAACGTGTGCAATATGCTCTTTATTGTTTTTTTCATTATCCCCAATATTTGGGAGTTTTTTTAAAATTGCTTTTGTAAGTAATTTCATTAGAAATTTTTTGTAAGATTTCCTTATTATTATATCACTTTTTGTATAGGTTTAAAGTCTTTTTAATCATTCAATGTAAAATTCATTCAATTTTTGCATTCAGTTTATAAGCTTATTTTATTTTTTTAATTTTTTTTTTTTTTTTTTTTTTTTTCTAAAAAA